AAGCAGTGGTATCAACGCAGAGTACTAACCAGAGAGAGTCGGGCTGACCAGCGTATTGAGCGCATCGATCACGCGGGCGATTACCTGCTGGCCCTGCTGCATTGTGGTGCCGGCCTGCTGCTGCTGCGTTTCATTCACGCCAGGAAGCGTCCTGACATCCGTTGAAAAGGTCTTCAGCCGATCAACAGCATCAGGGTCTTCAAATGCTCCGGCCGGACGTGCGCCACGAACATTGAAAGCGTCCTTGAGGCCGGCCAAGGCCACAATTGGCTTATTGCTAGATGCGTAAGCCGAAATGCGCTTTATCAGTTCCTGGAAGTTCAGTTTCCCGTCAGGCGCCAATGCCTCAATGACATTCCCCTTCTTGTCAAGAAGGCCGATATCCATCAGCGCATGGGCTTGCTGGCTGAAATCTCCATTTTTATCTGGGTCATATTTGCGGACGGCCGCAATGACATTGGAAATGCCTGTACCGGCAGTAGTCCCACGGAAGCCGATGATCTGGATAAAGCCTGTCATCAGCGCAGCATCTTCTGGCGACATTCCGGCGCTCTTGGCCGTAGGAATGCCGTATTTTAACGCGGTCTGTTCCTGCCCGATGGTCGAGTGAGTAAGGCGGGCAAGATTGAACAGCAGGTCAAGGGCCGGCTCTAATTCCTCCGGCTTATATTTGTTGAGCATGTGCGCGAAACTGAAGCCGGCAGCCGTCGCATCATCAGCGCCGCCGAGATGCGCCTGCTGTGCGGTTTCACCGAAACGCACCAGCGTCGGGAAGATCGCCATAAACTTATCAAGCGCCACAGTACGCTCATCTGGCGTGTTGCCATGGAACATGGACGTGCCAGCAGCAGTAGGCATAAAGCCCGCTGTGTCAGGCTCAGAAAATATCGTGCCCTCGGCAGCCTTGCCAGCGGCATTTTTTAGGCTGGCGTAGGCACCGTCCCACTCGGCCCCGCCGGGCTTAAAGCCAAGCACCGACAGTGTGTTAGTAAGCGACAGCTCCTCTTCCGCCGCCTTACGCAGCATCACGACATCGGCGATAGCGAGGGCCGTCGCGCCAACCCCCGGCGCGGTCCTTGGCACATTACCAAGCGGGAGCGGCTCGGGCGGCCTCAGAGCAGGCGGTCCAATGCCATTACTGCCCGCCGTCAGAGCATTGCCGCCGCCGCCCCCGCTTCCCCCGACGCCGAGCCTAAACGGAACGATGGCACCCCCGTCGCCGCCGCCATCATATTCAAGCAGCCGAGGTGCGGGAACCAAGTTGGCGCGCGGCCCGGTCAGTCGGCGCGGAACATCGCTCCCACCGTCGCCGCCGCCATCATATTCAAGCAGCCGAGGTACGGGAACCAAGTTGGCGCGCGGCCCGGTCAGTCGGCGCGGAACATCGCTCCCACCGTCGCCGCCGCCATCATATTCAAGCAGCCGGGGGGCCGGAACGATGGCACCATCCTCGCCGCCGCCATCATATTCAAGCAGTCTGGGCGCGGAAACGATGGCCTTAGAAGCACTTGCGGCGCGCTCCATATTGGTCGCATAGCTGTCGGCTTCTCGGGCTGCAACGGACATCCCTTGTCCGGCGCCGCGGACCGATTCGACAACGCGGTCCATGGCAGCCGCCGCTCGCCCAGCGCCACCGGCCATGTTGGTGGCGTAGGCGCCCCCTTGGGCCGCCGCCCCGGACATCGCGCCTGCCGCGTCTCGGGCCGATTTGGCAACACCGTCCATGGCAGCCGCAACACGCGCAACGCCAGCGGCCAAGGGGCCAGTAGCGCGCAGTTGTGCGTTTAGTTCTTTGACGCCGGCAACCGCATCAGCGACAGCCCTGTCAAGCTGATTGAATGTGCGAATGATCGCGCCAAGTGCGGTATTAGCGTTGGTATCGACCAGCAGCGATATGCCAATTTTGTAAGCATCAATCATACTGGCGCCGCCTTAACTATCCGCAGGCCGGTTCCCCGACATTACCCAAGCGACACGCGATCCGACCATCTCGGCCACGATATGGGACATCTGGAAGGATGCCGTGCCCAAGAACGACCGCGCCGGGATACCACCGCCGCCCCAGCCGCCGGTCTCGGTGCCCTGCTCCTGCCAGACCGCCTTCGGATCATTCGATCCTATGGTAGCTTCGTATCCCAGCGCCTTGACCTGAATTGAAGCCCGCAACGCGCCGGACCGCAGCAGTGGTTCATCCGGCTCGTAGCCCCTGCGAACGCGGTCCGCGCGAGTAGAATCTCTGAGCGCCGGCCATTCTTCAAACTCGCCCATACTTACCTGGTAATGGCCGATTTCTTCCCACGCCTTAAGCCGGATCATCTCGGCGCCCAAAGCAACGCTTTTGAAGACCTGTTCTTCCACAACGGCGGGCATCGTTTCTAGATGGGTGATAAATTCACGGAGAGATTTGAACTCGCGCACTAGTCATCACTCCATCTCATATTACGCCAGTCGAATCTATGGCCTTCTTCTTCCTGGCATGCGATGAGATAAGCAAACCTATCCGTCTCATCCATTTCCATAATTACAGACCACGGCACCCCATACTTGAGCAGCTTCACCGTCTGCTTCATAGCGGGGTGCCGTGTTAGTTTTTTACCGTGTCCAGGTTCACATCCTCATTAGCGGAAACTGCGGGTGCCGTCATGGCCGCAATACCCTCATTCCCAACCATGTCAGCGACTGAATAGATATCCTGCTCATTCAGCATCTGAGGAACAGGATGGCCGTCGATAGTATCCACGGTATAAATCAGCGACGCAAAGGCCCGAAACACTTCGCTGCTAGCGTCGCCTGCCAGAATCTTGCAGAGCTTCAACTGGTCAGAGACCTTTAGGGTGCGCGTCGTGATAACGCGCCCCTTGCTGTCGGTGAATGTTGCCATCACACTTGCACACGCTGCGAGGCGAAGCCCTCGATGACCTGCTTAACCGATTGCTCTTGGTGCCAAGTGCCGGCGTCCTGAAGCTCGAACGCCACTTCCTGAAACTGGATCGTCGTCGTGCTGCCATCAAGCTCACGGATGTACTGATACAGCGTGCTCTGAGGGACCTGGCCGCTATTCCAGAAGTTCAGGTCCATCAAAGCTTGTATGGCGTCAGCATTCAAATTTGCCCGATCGATCTGAATGGTGAAATTCCAGCCGCCAGGCAGATACCGCATGATGGGCGACCGGTTCAGCGGTGCGACATCGACTTTCTTGGTGATCGGCTTAGAGTTGAACTGAACGACGTGGCTAAAATTCACCTGCCCATAAGGGCCGATAAAGGTAAGCCGGACATCATTGCCAATATTGAAGGATGGATTCGTGCTTGCCATAATACCTTACACCACCTGCCCAGAGGGCGTCGTCTGCGAGGTCGTGACAACGGTTTGTCCGCCTTGCAGATTGATAATGAACTTCTCGTTGATGCCCATATATTGGACCGCCACGTCCGCCTGGACGTAGCCGAGAGATGTGCGGCTCAAGGGATTGTTGGTGATGTCGCAGATCACGCTGTAGGGAAGCGCGCCAGTCGTGGTGCCAAGCAGTCCTTGACTAAGCAAGTTTTGCAGAAAGGACAACAGGGTTCCGCGGATGCTGTTAAACAGATTCGTGGTAATGACCTGTCCGTCGAAAACTCCCATGCCTGCCGCGAGCGTGGCAGCGATGTAGTTCGTCATCCGCGTATAGTTGTCGCCGTTGGTCGCCGCATTGCTGCTGCTGTTGTGGCCTAGCCGGGCGCCAAAGTAATTTCCGCCCGGACACGGATTGGCGATCACGTCAATTCCGACCTGGAAGAGCGCCTGCAACTGAGCATAATTGTAGGTGCTGGCTTGGCCGTTTCCGTAGCTAGATGTCTGCGTCCCGATGACATAGTACATCTGCTTGTTAAGGCTGGATTGCTCGGGCGACAGATTGCCAAGGCGCCCCGCAAAAAAGCCTTGCGGCGAGACGAGCCGGATGACGTTATTAACTTGGTCCTGCCAGTAGACCCAATCGCCGTGAATCAGCTTGGCGCCATAGTTATCCAGGCCAGCCGTGGCCTTCAGGTCGACGGTCCCGGTGGTGCCGTTGGCAATCGCCGTGCCGGCAGGTGCGACGAGCATCATATAGATGCCCTGAGCCTGCCCAAATGCAGCTTGCGCCGTCCACTGTGTGCTATCGTCGGCATCAGCAAGCATGCCGATCGAGCAGCCCTGCGCGGTTAGAGTATACATGCCCGTGTAGGTCAGGGACGCGCTGCTGCCGACGAGAACGGACGCTGTCAGCGTGGTAACACCGTCCGTGCCGCCCGTGAACGCTGTAGACGCGACGACCGCAGGTGCAACAGATGTCTGGGTGCCCGTGCCGGCGCTCGCCACCACCAGCTGCGAAGGTCCGCGGGTGGCGCTGTTGCCGTTGTTGACGGCCGCAATAAGCCCGGTCCAAAACGCGGAGGTTGTGCCGGTAAGGTTGTCGTAAACCTCCGGCACTTGGCCCGGTATGCCGATTGTCAGCTTCCAGGACGATGCCTTGCTGCCAGCGGCAAGCGATGCGGTAAGACTGTTGCCAAGCGTGCCGCTATACTTAGCCGTGAAGACGACCGACCACGAGGCCGACAGTAAGTTGAAGTCGCAGGTCGCCGCCACATCCGTGCCGTCCGTGACGCGCACGCATTTGAACGCCTGGGCGCCCTGCTGGCAGGCGATGGCGACCGCCGTGCCCATATCGTATTTGCGATTCTGGAGCGCGCCGAACGACTGAGCGTACTGCTGCATCGAGCCGATGATGACCGGCTGATTGACAGGCCCCCACTGCGCGGTTCCTACGACGCCGATGACGTTGGTAGGAACGCCGTTGATGACCAAGTTCTGTGGCGGGACGATCTGAACATACAGATCAGGCACCACGAGGGCGGTCGTATTGAGCGCGCCCTGCTGAGTGATTGACGCCATTAGTTGGATACCTTAGTGGGCGCCACGGCCGGCGGCGCGACAACGGCGGCGGGGGCAGGCGCGGCGCCAACACGCGCGGCGACGCGGATGACGAAGCCCGGATTATCCCTTAGCACGGCAGCAATGTCGTTGGGGTCACTAATAGTGTCCCCCAATGCGCAGTCGCCAAAAGGCGACACCACGCGGAGGTGGTAATCCATTTTCGATCCTCAAATGGGGGTGCTGAAATGCGGGCGGAAGCGACGCACCTCGGCCTAGTCCGGGCGCGGTAGGCACTTGGCTGGCGTAGCTAGATAGTCAGGCCGATTGAATTACCCGCAGCGGTTTCAAAATTCCCGAGGTCGGTGGAATTTAGTGCGCCGGTGAAGATAAAGAAATCGCCAATCCGCGGATAGCCGTTGCCAGACTGCTTGGACCCGATGTTTTCGGTAAATGATCCGCCCCAACTCATGTTGGTAAATGTCAGGCCCGTTGTGGCCGAGATTGTCGCGCTATTCCAAGTGCCCTTATTCATACGCCATTGGAACGTGGTGCCGCTCTTTTGCACGCTGAGAACAGCCCACGCGCTCGATGATACGGAAACGGATGGGCCATAAAATACAGAGTTCGGAAGGTCGTTAATCTGTGCAGCCAAGCCGCCAGAATGCCAGCGACAAGCGGAGGCATACGAAACCACAGCGCCGCTCGAAAACCAAGCGCCCCATATTGGGCCGCCGCAGTAACCGCCGGGTGCGGTCGTGTCGATATAGGTTGCGAATGTAACCGTCCAGCTACTACCTGCGCCAGTCGTGGCGCTCAACGACGAACAGTTCATCATCTGGATTAGCGCGTCATTCGGACCGCCGACTGGACCAGCATCAAAGAAGTTGGCGCCGATATCGTAAATCGCCGGATTTGTCGTTTCGGTCAGGCCGACGGTAGTGCGTGTGCTATCAGATCCCGTCCGCGGCTTGAGCAACGATGCCGGGCCAGCGCGAGTGCCGCCAAGCACGTTATTAGGCGTGGTCGGGCCAATCGTCAGATAGCGCCCGCTACCACCGAGATCCTTGAGCGTGTTGACGTTGCCGCCAGAATCGAAGCCGAGCGCATTCGGGTTGGCCGACTGGAAGGCAAAAATCAGTGCCGTGGCACTGCCTGGTGCAGTAGTCAGGCTCTGCGTCGAGACCGTCCATGTGCCGCACTGCGCCGTGACGCTGTGGGCATTCGTATCCCGAACCAGCAGCTGCCCGGCAGGATACGAAGCCGCAGCAACGCCAGCCGAGACAGTGATGGCGTAAGCCTGGGTGGCATTATTGATTACAGTCTGGGCGCCCGTCGCTGTAGTCCAGTTGGTTCCGCCGTTGGTGCTATAATCAAGCGAAAGCGGGGGGCCGCCCAAGAAAGTTCCCTGCAAGACAAACTGGGCAAATGGCGTCGTCTGCGCTGGCGTCCACAGAACGAGCGACGATGCTGTGGTGATCGGCGCAGAGCCGCCTCCCGAAGCCGCGGACAACAGGAGATAGGTTCCCTCCCCCTGGTCCCAAGTAATCTGAGCAGAACCCCCGGTCACAAGCGTGATGGTGCCGGACGCAAGCGTGTCTAGCACAGAGACGGTAATCGTCACCAAGCCCGCGCCGATGTTTTTGAACGTCATCCTGTGACCATCGGCAACGTTGGACGCCAAGGTCATCGCGAGCGCGGAGGCCGAGTTGAATAAGCAAAGAGCGTCAGTGATGGCGATGGCGCCGGATGAAGTGTAGCGGTTCGATACTGGCTGTAGAGACGTGATGTTGAAGGTGATAGCCTGCGCCTCAGCGGCCTCGGCTCGCGCCGTCTCAGATGCAAGAGCGGTTGTGCTGGCGGGGTTGAAGCCAAGAATGGCGTCGATATCGGCGGCCGTGGCTGTGCGCGGAGAAGGCATAAGCTATTCCTCGACGGCGCTGTCTGTGAATACGGAAGATGCAGGTTGGGGTGGGGCGGCCTCTTGTAGCACGCCGCCGCCGTCAGCCGCCAAGCCGATGCCGCCGAACATCATAGTCGGATTCTGTTGAATAAGGCTTGTGGGGTATTCTACCGTGAAACAAAGATCCCGGCGCCACACACGGTCCCGAGCGGGATAATCGTTCGTGTAGGTCGAACGCGATTTAATGCAGCCTTGTTCGTATTGAGTGATCTGGAAGAACCGGACTTCCCATCCATTCGGATCAAGCAAGCCGGCAATTCCGAGATCAACCGCGGACGCGATCGCGTCTCGCGCCGATGGCGAAGGGCACCAACAAGCAATCCGAAAGCCGGCCTCTTGGCGGCGGACTTCGGTAATCGTGGTTGCTGGCGCTGCGGTAGCGGCCCGTAGACCGATGCCGCTTGGCACCCAAAGACAGGCGGCGTCAACATATTCCCAAGAGCCTACATCCCAGCCGCCAAATGAGCCGTCCCAGCCGTTTACATTTGGGCTGCCGCTGATGGCGCCAGGGATTTTGTTGGCGAGGCCAGCCGCGACGCTACCAAGTGTATCTCCTGCCTGCACAGCGTAAGCGTAGGCGGCCGACACACCTACCGACCCGAACTGCACGCCCACCAGGTTGCCGGGTGTAGGGGTGCCGTCCAGGCCCACCATCTGCCCGGATACGCTGGCGGTGATGGTAGGCACGCCATATGCCACCAAATGCGGCCTGGGCGTGTAGCGCGTCGTGTTGCGCACCATTCCAGGTTCCGAATAGACGGAGACGTTGGCGATGCCCGAATTCAAGTCCTGCAAAAGCAGCGTGTTCTGCGGCCAGCCGCGATAGACGCGGGCATAGACCGGGCCGGCGACGGTGGATGGGCCAGGTGGGACAGCGATGGCGGCGGAGGGTTGCACGTCGCCCGGCAGATAGGTGATGGTCGGAAACAGGATACCAGCAATCAGGCCTACCAAAGCCCTCTCTACGTCGGCTTGGTCTGCCATCTGATGCACTCCGCCTGCGGCTTTTAGGCGTAACCGTAGGTAAAATAAGTGATGCTGGTCGTGCCAGAGGCGCACGCCCACGCAAAGCTAGAGGCGGTCGGTGTAGCCGTAAGCCAAGCCGCACCGCCGATGCCAGTCAGCATCACGCAAAAGTTGAGCTGTGAGAAGTTTTTGCCGAGGGTTGCGAGCGATTGAGTCCCCGACGTTGCGCCGCCGGTTGCGAAGGTGAACGATTGGACGCGGGTGCCGTCCGGCAGATACGAGATTGAAGTCAGGTTCGCCGCAAACTGGACGCCCATCTGTAGCGTGCCGGCGGTCCAATCGACCGCGCAGCCGTTGTAGCCGTTCGTTGGGCCTGGCAGCTTGCACAGCATCCCTTGGGTTGTCTCAAAGTCAGGCGCAATCAGGTTGAAATGGTAAGCCAGCGTATCACAGATGAAACCATACTGCGCCGACGTTGGCGCCGAAGCCGGAGCAGTATAGGCCCCGGTGTAAGACAGGCCGTTGCATTGCGGCTTGACCATCGTAAGCGCATTGAGGCGCCCCGGATTTGTCAGGCCGGTCGTGTAGGACGTGCAGCTATATCCGTGCGCAGAACCGCCGGCCATCACCACGACATATGGATGATACCACGTCGAGTTGCCCCAATTTCCATTATTGCCGGAGTAGTTCTGAATGAACCAGCCGCCGCCGCCAAAGGCGCGCGTGCCCATGAAGATGTTGTTTATCCCATTGACGAGATAGAAAGCGTAATGGTTTCCGTCGTGGCCGAACACTTTGATGTTCTGCCAGACCGAACCCGTCAGGCCGCCCGAGTAGTCAAGCGAGCCGGACTGATAGACCGGCAGGTAGTAGATGCCGTGCCCCGAGCCGAGGAATGGGGTCTGAAACTCAACCCCGAAGTCGCGCAGGTTGACCGTGAGGCCGCTGCCGGTGATCGTGATGGCATTGGAGCCATTAGACGCCGGACACAGCACCGTGCCACCCAACGCGGGAGAAAGCGTTGGGAAATCGATCGCGTTGTACGTCGTGTAGAAGTCGCCGGTGCTCTCTTGGACGCCATCGCCAACAATCGTGATGTTCCCCGTGATCGACAGGGTGCCGCTGTATTTGTAGCGGCCGGCAGGAATGTATAGCTGTCGGCCGCTTGCAATCGCGTCGTTGATGGCGTTTTGCATGCCAGTGAGGTTGTTCGCATTGGTGGGCGATACGCCGTAACCGACAAGCACGTTGATGGGGGTATTAAAAGCGGCTGACGACTGCTGCACTGTGACGGTGCAAGCGCCCTGCTTGCCATTGAGAAGCGCCGTGCAGCCGCAGAACACGGGATTGCGCGCCGCGCTTTGCGTGACGCCGATAACTTGACCATTAATCCACTGCGTCGGGGATGGCGTTGCCGAAGCCATGTCAGGCAGATCAAGCGAGACTTGGTTTGCCGCGATTATCAGGGGAGCGGAAGGGGAAATGAAACTTTTAGCGTCTGCGTTCCAGTAGAAAATCATATTGCCGCCAGAGTCGGCGTCAAAGACGGCGAACTGCGTGACTGCAACTAGGGAAGTCGATGGACTAGCGAACGTGACCGCATTTGCGTTGCTCACGGTCTCCATTCCGGTAATTGCGAATGCGACTGGCTGGCGGGCGTAAGTTCCGATTGCAAGTTCGCTGAAAGCGGCCCCGACAGCCCCTCCGCTGCCTGCGGCAAGGTAGCCGTTTAGAAAATTCGTCATATTTAGGGTGTTTCCAGCATCGCGCTCAAGCGGTATCCGCGAGCGGTTAATTCCACACTCGATAGGGTGTAGCGATTAGGAATCGCGGCGTTGTCCTGCGCTTGGTCGCCGATGCGCAACGCTACGATGCCAGGATCGGGCACAAGTATTTGCATCCAGGGCACGCGCACATCGCCGGGCAAATTTACCTCGCCCTTCTCGCCCTTGGTGCCCTGAATGACGCACGCCGGCCAGCCGCTCATCAGCGTCGACTCATCCGCAGTCATGTCACCCGAATAGAACGCGCTTCCCAGAGCACTCGCGCCGGGGCGCGCGAAGCTAAGAACCGTGTTGCAGAGAATGACCTGCACCGGCATGGGGACGTTCTGGGAGCCGATGAAGAACGTCCCGAGCGGGCCAATCAAGTAATCGCCGACAGTCGATAGCGCCGTGTCGTGCCAACTATACGCGGGAGGCTTCTGCGGCTCGATTGCGGTCGTTGCCATCCCCTTGTTGTCAGCCGTGATCCAGCAATCAAGGGTGCCGAGATAAGCAGCCGTAGACAGAGGATTTAGCGGATCAATCGGGTTGTAGTGCTGATAGGACGAGCCGATAGCTAGGCCGGTGAAACGCCCGGCATACTGGAAAGCTGCCAGGACGGCCGCAGGAATCGTCATGCAACCTCCCGAGAAACCGGGCGGCCGGGCGGCTTAATAATTGCCAACCCGGCCGCAACGCGCGATTAATGACCGCGCGAACTCAGCAGCGAACGACGCCGCGCTTTAGACCAGGCCCAGGTGGGCAACCAATAAAAAACACCAGTTCTCTGCATTTCATGTCGAACAGTCCCTGCCGGTCAGAGACTTCCTGCTTGTTGCGCGTCCATACCGCGGCCACATCCGTGCCCATTGTGGTGCTCGCAGTCAGAACCGCAGCTTCGAGCGGGTAAATCGCTGTCAGATACTGCCTGACCACCGCCTGCTCAGATGCCGACATCGCCGCAACCTGCGTGTCTAATTGGGCATACCCCGGCGACCAGACGTAGCCGAACGCGCCATAGGCAGGATACCCACAGAATCGTCTGATATCCGTAAGTTCGGCGGCGCTAAATGGACCTGTGGTGCCAACGTTTGAGCTACCAGACATGATGCATCTTTAATCAGCCGCCGGCGATTCCGGGGCCGCGAAGAATTCATACTTCTCGGACTCAAAGTCGGCCTTGTTGATAAGCACGCCTTCCGGAAAGTCCGGGTGCTTAACACGTACCGTCTCGGCCACGAAGGGGAATGGCGACCATACCGGTTCCATATTACTTGCCTTTCGCGTCGAACAGCACAGGCCTGGGGCCGTGCGTTTCCTGGTCGTATAGCTCGAATCCGTCTATCTCTTCCTGCTTGGTCAGCTTCTTGGTGCGATAATACCAGTCGTAGAGAGACTTGTTGATCAGAACGCCTTCTGCAACATTCTGATCCTTTACGCGAACCGTGGCGACGCGCTGGTTTCGGTGGGCTGAGTGCTGTGTTGGCTGCGTCAGGTAGTTCGGCGCAACCATCACGCGGTTCTGCGGTGGCTCGACAATCTCTGTCTGCTGATAGCCGCTCATGGAATTACCTTTTGAGAATTAAAAGGAAGGCAATAAGAAACGAGGCGGCGAGCCGCCTCGTAACTTATTGGCTTCAATTATCCGGCGATGCGCGATGCCAGCAGAGGGCGGACCGGCCCCACGCCCCAAAGAATGTCGAACGCGACGCGCGTGCGATGATATTCTTTGCGGATAATCAGTCGCATGGTCACGCCAGAAACCGGGTCCGACATGCTCATTTCGTGGTCAGGATCGTGGCTGCCGGGCAGGCCGTTCGACAACGGACGCGAGGCGAACGCGAACGCCTGCTTGTGAAACGCCAGGTTGACCACATGGGAAGCCGCCAGGGTCACGGTTTCGCCGCCGTTAAGCGCGACCACTTTAGCCGGGGTGATGACGAATGCTCCGTTGGTGCTGGCACCGAGCGCGGTGCCAGACACGACCGCGTATTGCTGCGTATCGCCGGAGAAGGTGATCACATCGCCTGCGTTGGGGGCGAAGCTGGACGAGGAAGCGGTTGCAAAACTAATGGACGTGAGGCCAGCAGCCTGCGCGCCGTTGGCGGTGACGGTGCCCGTCAGTGTTCCCGCCGTCTGCGTTGGAACTTGCTGGTCCTGAGCCCAGTCGAAGCCAAACTTCTCCTTGATGATGCCATGCTGGACCGCATCTTTATCGCCTGCATACAGGGCATAGGCGAAATTCGGCAGCACCACCGCATTGCCCCACGCCGCCGGACTCAACACGACCGTGCGGTCCTGCATAGGCGCCAGCTGGTTGGTAAGCTGGGTCGCGGCAGACATCACCACGTTCGGGGTAGAGGCAAACGGCGTAGTTCCAGGCGTGCCGACCAGATTGGGCACGTATTTGTAGAGCGAGAAGATACTTGCGTTTACCTGGAACGCCAGCGCCTGGATCGCGGCCGACAGCTGAAGCGGAACGATGCCGGCAATGATCTGCGCGTATTCGTTTTCGGTCAGCGTGAAGGCCGATTCATACCAGTTGCTGAGCGGGATCTGCGCGGTTGTCGGCGCGATATTCTGCGGGTCGGGCGCGTAGGCTGCCGGCACAACCGCAGTCGTGGTCATCAGCGACGGCAGCGGGATCTGGATGATGGCCCCATGCTCGCGTGCTTCCTCGCCATACTGGTTCAGCACCAGGCGAGGCATCACGAGGTTAGAGCGAAGCGCCTTAAGTCCCTGCGCGTAAAGCGTAGGGATAATAGAGGTCAGTGTATTATTGACGGCCACGTTAAATCTGCCTTTCCAAATGGCGGGTTATGTAAAAAGTGCCGGCCCCGCCAGCAAAGGCTTTAAGCAGAAGTAGCCCCGCTACTTCCTTGGACGCAATTTTTAGGTTACTGATACTTGGTTAGCCGCAATCTTATCTAGATCGCGCAGGAAGCTATTTCGATCGGTCCGGCTGATGACGCCGAAGTTGCCGCCGCGTCCTTCGCCACCAGAGGCCCCGCCCCCAGCAGTTGACGCAAACAAATGCGGTGCCTTTTCAGCCAACCCTGCGGTCCACTCGGCAATAGACAGCGGCTCGGAATCTTTGCCGTAAATCGGTCGGTCGCCTTCGAAGGCAACGGCACGCCCCTCATGCAGCCTGAACGTCTGGCGACCGCGCAGAAGCACGTCGTCGGTGGCGGTAGGGAGCACTCCCGCCTTGGCGGCTGCATCTCGCAGGGCGCTATCCACCAAAAGCGCCTCCAGCGCCTTTGTGGCAGCGGATTCCTTGGCTACAAGGGCGGACATACGCTGCTCATAGTCGGACTTCATGGCTCCGGTCTTTTCGGCTACCAGCTCGTCCACCTTTCCGGCATCGATAAGCCGTTTATCGCGCTGCTTGGCCTCTTTTTCGGCAAGTTCGCGGAACTTGTCGGGGTCGACGCCCTCAAACTGCGCCTTGAACTCATCGAGCGCCTTGCGGGCGGCAATGCTGGACTCGCGGAACTCATCAACGCGCGCCTTGGGAACCAATCCCTCAACGACCAAGTGATAGCGGCCGTCGCGCTCAACGTAGCTGTCACGCAGCACTTCGGGCACGTCGTTAATAGTATCGTAGCTTGGCTTGATAGCCATTCAAAAACATCCCCTGGATGCTGCGCCGGACACCCTGCCCGGCGCGATATTAGCTTCTGGACTAGGCGATGACGGTCATGCGTCGGCCCCAGATTTCGGCTGCGGCTTAGTAGCGTTCGCCAACGACATCTGATCTTTCATCCGTTGCGCCGCCTCGGCCTGGACAACGGCGGCTTCTTCGTCCAAGTCGGTATCCGGAGCAAGTAGATCCGCCTGCTGCATATTGTAGAGGAATTGCGGCAGCGAGAGGCCGCCCGCCTGCAAAGCCTGCACAAGACCGGTAAGCATCGGGCCGTCCAGCGACGTATCAACGAACTCGCGGTTCATCGTGATCTTGACCGCGCCGCTATCCATCATCCAGCGGCCTGCGCATTCCATCGCATCTTGAAGCGTTTCCTCGACACTGGTTACGACGCCTGACAACAGCGACCGCTCGCCAGACTGACGGATGCGCGCGGTCTCGGCGGCCTCGACCCCCTTCTTCCCATCGTGAAACACAGCCGCGCCGAGCACCGCCATCTGCGCCTCTTTCCGGTCTTGGGACTGGAATAGCGCGGCGAAGTTAGACTGCACTTCAAGGTAGCCGACTTTGCAATTCGCGTCTGGAAGCAGAATCGCCGCCAGCGATCCGACTTTAATGGGCTTATCGGTATCTGATACGCCAGTGATATAAGGCGTCGGTAGACCGCTGAAATGCAAACCATGCTGGAGGTCCGCACTGTCCATGTAGTGCGACATGCAGACATTCACCAAGCCTAGCAACGGCGGCTTCTCAAGTTTTGCTGTACGTCCCTGCGGGCTGAGCCAGAAAAATGGCACCTTATCCAGAGGCATCCCGCGACGCGACGGGCGGCGCATCTCATGCACCCGCCAATCGTTCGCCATAGCGGGCGCATCGGTATTCCGCGGCAGTCGCCACAACGTAACCGTATAGATACCATTGAGCAGCTCTAGTTGCCGATATTGCTCGACCTCGACCTGCTTAAATCTGTCTTCGGGATCGGTTTCATAGACGAATTCGCGAAGCACGATTCCGGTGTCTGACCAGTTGGTGATGGACTCCGCCGCATAAAAAGAAAGGTAAGCGCGCCGGGCTTTTTCGTCGTAGTCGACGACCACTCCGCCGCGGCCCATCAAGACTGTTTCGCCGCATAGTTTCTTCGCAAACTCAGCCAGCGACAGGCTGTCGAGCGTGGCGTCCTTAACCACTGGCTCCAGGCTGGTGGGCACCTCAATAGTGGGGTCTTTGCGCGATATCGCGCCAACGAACCCGTCAACGGTCCGGCCTACCGCCTCGTAGAACAGTGCGCGCTGCTTGTAGGCGCGATAGTCCACGCTATCGAGGCCGGACGGCTTGGGGAGGTAAATCTCGCCCCGCTTTTTTACCTGATCCTGGCCCTCGTAACAATCCCGGCACCTCGACCAAGCCGCCTCATACATTTCGTATTGAGGGTGGCGTGAGTCGATCGGAATGGCACAGCCCCTTAATATCCCAAAATCTTTATTTGGCGCGCGCCTGCGCTGCCAAATCGCGCGAACATATAGTAGCCGGTGGCGTCACAAAGGTGATCGTATCCACCCTCTTTGTCAGGCTCGGAGGTGCCCTCGCGATAGACAAACCTTTCGTATGCCTCAATCGACTTCACGCACCTCGGATCGACAAAGGCCCGGCGCAGGCCATCCGCATTGCAGAATCGTGCGTTGGTGTTGTTGTTGCGATCGCGCACGAGAGGGTGCGAAGCCATGGCCAGAACCCGAAATCCTGCCTCGCGTAGAATCGTAATATCGGTCTTGCCCTGAGCGCTGGTGCGGTTCTGCGCACCAGCCGGGTCAGGGTAGACAATCACGTGCCTCCATTTCCCGTCAGCGCCAGGATACCGGCGCTTGATTTCGTCGCACATCGTGTGCGTGTTGCTCGTCGGGATGATGATTTCCCCAATTTGCAACGATACGTTTTCGTGTTCCTGCCAGACAGTCGCGCTCATCGGGTTGACGTTAAAGTCCATCCCGATATGGATTTCGGCCGAAGCATCATACGGGCAGGGCCGCACGCTTTCCGACCGCCGAAACGCATGCAGCACCTGGCCGGCGTAGGTTACAAATGATGCTAAGTATTCCTGATCAAATTCGAGTTTGGACAGGTCACGCCGCGCGCTGGCGATTTCGTCATTAGGCACGTTGCCGCCATCTATCGTGGTGTAGTGCCACGAGCGCACATCGGTTATGGCCGTGCCGTCAGAGTCCACCGCGCCATGTTGGCCGCGCGCAAAATCCGCCGCGAAATGATTATAACCTTTCGGGGTGCCGATCTTGAGGCTGTGCCCTTGGCATGTCGCGAGCATCGGACGAATTACCTGCGTCCAGCACTCGGGCTGGCAATCGGCCCACTCGTCCCCGACGAAAAAATAAAGCCCCGACCCGCGTAGATCTTCGTAGCTATCCAGCCCGACAATCCGGATTACGTGCCCTGACAGGAGAGTAATGCTGCACTCGGATGCGTTGGGCTTGCCGTAAATCCAACTCGCCGGAATCGCGCGCTTCATCCTATTCCAGAATACCCGTTTAGCGGCCTTGAATGTCGGTGCGCCGTACCAGATTTCGTTATCTGTGTGGATGCCGCGAGACGCTGCCAGGCGAGCAGCCCGTTTGATTTCGCGTTGCGCCAAAAAGGTCTTACCGAAACGCCGCCCACAGACCGCGACCCGGTGACGGGCGTAAGGCTGAAACCCGTGGACGTAAACATTCGACTGCTTAGGGGTTAGTGCGATCGGTTGGTATTCGTGCATTCGCGCCCCTGCGCGCGCGGCTAGGCCGCACCATCACTCGATAATATTTTCAGGACTAGGCTCGTCAGGAACCGGTTTCGGATCAGGCCGCAGCTCGGCCGGCACCACGATGCCGGCACCCATCGGGGGCGGTGGTGGGTTAAATTTTTTGGGCGCGTGAGCCTTCAGCAACACAATCATCAGCGGATCGCTATATTTCGTGACGAATAGCGGCTTGGTGTCGTCTTGCGGGTCCTTGACCAGCTTTCCCATGCTGACGATCGGCTCTTGGTAGCCGCGCATCGCGCGTCGCCAAGCCTCTGCCTCTAGCGCATCCACAGCCTCAGTGATGGCCGATTCCCAGGCTGCGGCGAAAGCCTCGTCGCGGTCGCGAATATAGTAAAAAGACTGCACATGCGCGCCAACGAGCCGTGCCGCGGCGCGGACATTTGCTGTTTCGGCAAGATGATCGAGGAATTTGCGCTTTTGGTCTTCGGAAATTCGTCTATTCCCGCGCCTGATATTATCGGGCACTGGCAAAATCCCTAATTTTGTTAGAAAAAAGCCGCCGGGCGAGGCCCGGCCTACCGAAAGGGCCGTCCCTCATGGGACTCGCACAACTGTTGCGTGTACTCTACGGGGGAAATTGTCGATCTAGCCACAGGGATAATTGGGACCGGCGGCTTGGTTGGTTACGCTATAATCGCCAACATATGCCTTGTCTGGCACATATGGTGTCCTGTGTCAATCGGGTAGTGGGTCAGTTTGGCATTGACGCGCGGCTGGGCGTGGACGACGCAGAGCGCACGGTCACCACTCGGCCTCGGCAAGCAGCGGCAGCAACACCGCCAGCGTGCCCCACAATGGCGACGCCGCCGCCCGTCCGTATTCCAGATTTTCGAGCGTCCGCTCGTTCATGCCGAGCGTCGCCGCGGCCTCCCGGCGGGATAGGCCACGCGCCTCCCGCCAGGCGCGCAGGGTTTCGGGGGTCAGGTCAGGGATGCGTCACCGCCGTCGCGTAGGGGTGACGTTTCTTCGTCCCAAATTGACCAAACTATATTTCGATCCACGCTCGTCAGAGCGAGCGACGCGGACACCATCCTCACGAGAACCGCTCCGACAGCGCGCCGAGGGCGAGGTCAAGCGTGATCGAGTCCGCAGCCTCATTTGCCTTGCACCGCACCAGCTCGTCAAGTTCGGCGGGGCAGTAGATCACATGCCACCGCTGATCCCGCTTGTCAGCCCGGAGTTCGCGCCCGCGATTGTCGGCGTAAAGCTTCGCTTCAGCGGCCGATCCGTAAGCAAAGTATGTATCGCCGTAGTAATGCGCGCCGCCTACTGGGATACCGCCAGTCGCGGCCCTTTCTATGATTTTCCACCAGTTTTCCAAATTTTCGGCATAATCGTCCCGTGTTGCGAGTAAGGTCATCTGCGGTCTCCTGTCTGGTGGTTGGTGTCAGGCGGCGGAGCGGATAAGGTCGAAAGCCTCGGCCTCGCTGATCTCGCGCGTGCCAGCAGCCTCGACGATCACAAGGCGCTTTTTGCTGACCCCCTTGTAGTTGCTGGTGACGATCTCGACGACGCTGCCGACTTGAACCAGGTCGGCGGTGCGGAAATCCTCGTAGCAATTCATACGGTTTCCGATGGAAACGGTCGGCAGGAACTTGCGGGCAAAACGAAACTTCGGATCTGGGCCGGTGATCAGCGCGATGTAGTTCTTGCCGCGCCCGAAGGTTGCCGTGATGTGCGAGGTTTCCATTGTCTCTCTCGTGTTCCCTGGGCCGCTCCTTCGCCGCCCGATGACGAGAGATATACGCGGATCGCGTAATTCCGTCAACAGGGAAATACGCGGATAGCGTATTTTTTGGTTTCCGGTCCTGGCGCCGTCACTTACCCCGGCTATGCCGGTCGATCGTGGCGTAAACCCCAGGCAAAACTTCCAAAATCGCCACTATCCGCGCCTTAATCCACCGTCCAGCCCGTGACCGATTACCCTCGTGAGGCCGAAACCTCGCGCCCATGGCGGCCAGCGACAAATCGTCAACCAAGAACGCGACCAAATGAATCACCGCCTCTCGACCGATAATCGCCTCAACCGCTCGATGCGCAGAAATGGCCTTGACACGGGCCAACGCGCATGTATGCGGATCATAAGCGGCGCACGATTCTTTACCGCTGACGCCCAGCACGCCAGTTGCATAATCGTCGGTAAACCGCTCGGCCGCCACCATCTCCGCGTCGCCAATTTCTTGACGCTCCCAGAGTGCCACGACGCCGCGGAGCACACCACGCCCGTCGGTATCCTGGCCGTGTTGCCACCGCTCAGGAGGCGCCGTGATCGGCTTGGACGCGGGGTAGATATCTACGCGCGTTTTACGGCGCTTTGGGGCGCGGATTGCGCCAGCATTCATCGTGATATTCATCCCTTAACGACCCCGCCGCCTGGGCATCGGCGCCCGAGCCACAGGCTCCCGCACCACCCGCGCCAGCAACAGCGTCTCTGCGTCCGACACCCGACGCTGTGCGGTGATCAGCTGCCCGGTGTCGCGGAGGCGGCGCAGCGTGGCGATTTCGGCGCCGGTGAGCGTCCAGTCCCACCCAGGCGCGGTCAGCACGTCCCACTCGGGCCAGATTCGACGGGCCACGATGCGCCAGGCGTCGGGGACGAGGGCGGCGAGCGTGCGGGCTGGCAGGGGTTCGGCGGGGGCCGGCGGCCTACGCGGACAGGAGGCGCCCCGGCAGCTCTTTTCGGCGCCGAGTGGGCAGATGCAGTGGATCGTGCCAGTCGCGATCAATTCACCGATCATCTCCGCCTCCAAGCGCCCGGGAACACCTCAGCCGCCAGACGCGCCATGGCCGCATCACCCTCGATCTGGCCGCGATCACGAGCCGCATGGCGCCAGCCGTGCCAGTAAGCACGCCCTCGATTCGGTCCCGGCTCAGGGTCACCGAGTCTGAACTCGACGTAGCCGGCCACGATTTCGGCCCGGTCCAGCGTTTCGAGGTCGGCTTTTGTCGCGACGGGCTGAAATGTCGGCATCACACCACCCCGCGCGCGCGGCGTGGGGGGGATGGCGCGCACCTCTCCCAATCCCGGCAAGCGGCGGGCACAGGCATCCGTCCGGGGCTGTCAAACCGGACACCGGACACTCCCCTAAAGGGAGAGTGTCCGGTTTGTCCGGTTTTCCGGACATGCCCGAACACCGAAAATGTCCGGAATGTCCGGCAAATTGTCCGGAACTATGTCCGACATTACGTAGGTGCATCATCCCTCCTTTCGTAGGCCAGCCAGACCCGGCGATTTGCCATGCCGACAAAGTGCTCGTTGAGCAAAGCATCCGACGCCCGCCGGAATGCTTTCTGCTTGGCATCATCCGAATCTCCGGGCATGGCGCGCTCGTAGAAACGCTCGCGCCACCACTTTTCAGGGACGGAGTTAACTCCGGAAGGCACGCCGGCGTACCCTCCCTGTCCGGGACGTAGCCACCAGATCCGCCAGGATCTCAAGCGCCCGCTTGTTGTGACCCGTCAGGCGACGCGGGGGCGATATCCGCCCGGATTCGACTCCCCCAGCGCCGTCGTGATCCACGACGCAGGACGTGATCGGCTTCCCGCGCGTGTCCGTGCCCAGCTCGACAACCTTCAGCGCGAAGGTAAACTCGCCGGCACACTCCAACTCCCTCTGTTTCGTCACCCGCGCAACGCGGCGTGCCGGAATATCGGCAGTTATCTCAATCTCGGTATCGGTGGCGGCTCGCAAAAGGCTATGGCCTCGCGCGCCCTTCGCCTGGTCCTTGCCCGAGTGGTGAATCCACGCGACGTGAGCTTCGGTGGCTTGCTGAATGGCGGTGCCGTTGGTGACCAATGCGCCCATGTCGTCGGGAGCATTCTCGTTACCGCCCGACATGGCGCGGGAAAGAGTATCCATCACCACTAAACCGATCCGAATCCCAGCCGATCGGCTTCGTACGCGATGGTACGAATGAGCTTCTGCTTGTCGGCCGTTGGATCAAGCAAATTGAGAGACACGGTGATGACGCCAAAAGGCAGATCCTGCTCATCCAGCCCGTGATGCTGCCGGAAAGCTGTGACGCGCTTGCGGATACCGGCCGCTCCTTCCAACGCGCAGTAGATCACCCCGAGCCGATTGACCTCCCGCCCGCGCCAAGCCCAGCCCGCCGCTATGTGAAGCGCAAGGTCAGTAACAAAAAACGTCTTGCCGGAATTACTCTCGCCATAGATTACCGACATGCCGCCGGTTACGAGAAGCCCTTCGACGAAATCACTCGCGTCCGTGCTGATCGCGATGTCGCGAAAGTACTCTACATCGAAAACCGAAGGCTTGTCGTCTTCCTGGTGCGGCGCCGATGCCTCGTCAGGCGCCGGTTCCCCATCGGAAACCAATCGGATGTGAGCCGGTTTCCTGGGCGCGTATTCCGGCCTGTCAGGAAGATCAATTGGACGCAGCCGCCCCTTCTCCAGCGCCCATTTCGTCGTGGCGCGCGCGTTTTTCCAGTCCTTCACGGTGTCTGGCAAGGCGTCAAACAGCCGGTCTATTGCCGCCTGATCTGAAAGTCCTGCGGCAACCTGGATGCCGCCAATGGTTAGCGCGGCGTTGCGCAGGTATTCGTGCTTCCTGCCCTCAGGTGCGGTGCGCACCTTGGCAACGACCGAATCGACAAAGCCCTGAAGGCGCTTCGATGAGAGCGGTTCAGCGGGGCCAACCTCATGGTGTCGTTCGTCTTTATCTGCCGGCCGGCTCAGCACCGAATCCAGCAGCCAGTCCGGCCAAGCCGCAATGGGGGCGTCGGACACAACGCCGTAGCCTGGCGACGGCGGTACGATCACATACCCACCATCGCCACGGACATCGATCCCTTGGGCAATCTTGCCCGCGTTGTTGCGCACGCCAGGTGCATGACGAAACAAATAATGCCGGCCACCGCTTTGAGAACTGTGGATGCGGGTTTCCGGCAGACGATGCAAGTTAGCATCCTCCCAGCTTTTGCCCCCGTTGCGGTAATCTATGTCAAGAGTACTCTGCGTTGATACCACTGCT